CCAAAATGGAAACACGCTCGGCAGGCCGGACAGGCCAAGAGCCGTCATGAATCCTTGTGATAATGGCTGTGGCATCGTTGCTGCGGTCTAATCGCAACTATGGGAAATCGTCAAGGAAAGACTCCCAGGATTTGTGCAAGGACACGACAAGATGAGTTTTGAGACTCTTCTGAAATCGAGGGTAAAAGATCACTGGAAATCAGTCTCTTTCGATGCTGCGGCGTTCGATTCAGCCTAGTTCGCTATTCTACAAGATATTGTGGAGGATGAGTTCTGGGTTTGGGCCGAACCCCTCATCGTTTAGATGATTGATGCTCAGGAGATTCGAACTCTCCCGACGGAAGAGATCATGGCTAACTTGAGGAAATCTCTGTTCAACAAGGAGAATATTGTGTTCGTCAACATCCCCCAGGTAAATGCCCCCGAATGGCCGGCCGACGTCAAGAGAATGTTTAGAAAATGCTACGGCAATAGATAATCTGACCCGGAAAAAGACTACATCTTCTGTAGACTAACGGGAACTACTTTCTCTGGACACAACATCAGGACAACGATGGGAAACACCCTTCGCTCTCTCTTCTATATGTGGTTTTACCTTGAGGAGAGTAACATCACGTCACCGTGGCTAATCAAGGAGCTTTTGATTCTAGCAGCCGGTGATGATGTTGTGAGTCTGTCCGAAGAATGGTTGGCCCGCCTAACAGCAGCCGCAGTGCTAAGTAATACTGCGAGGACTAAGAAGAACGACCCCCTTTCGTTAGGGCAGAGCGTTCCATACGTGACCATTGGAGAATTCTATGACATGGATTTCTGTTCAAAATGGTCATCTAGCCCCGATGGGACTGTTGAGAATTGGCATTTTTGTCGCGATGTAAGTAAAGTACTCTCTACCAAGAGATACTATACAGGCAAGACTGCTGAAATACTTCAGTGCCCCAGACTCCACGCAGAAGCGAAACTTTCTGGTTTCAAGAGCGAGCACGTGTCTCGCCTAGTGGAGGATATCATGCAGGTCCAAGTGGATTCACACGCTTAGACCCGCCACACCGATGCAGAGAAGACCGAGATGTTTGAGAGGTACAACTTGGGGAAGAGTACGTTCGTGTCCTAGTCCTACGACATGGAACAGTTCGTCAACCACAAGTTAAGCCTTACGGATTATAGCCTCATGCGCATTGAGGCTACCCATGTCCTTGGATCTTGATCCATGGACCTCATTCACCTGTACCAGATGCCACCCGAATAATTTGGCGTCTAGTTGATTAATCAATCAACGAAACTCCTCCAA